ACATACGGCCACGTAAAGAGATGCTGTGAGGCCCGACAACTTCATGCTTATTTGAACTTGAGAATAGTGCTGAGGTTTATTCTTTAACACGCCATGCTTGAGGACGCCATTGAAACTAGACTTATTATGAGTCTTTATTTCTAAAATATGAGGTTGATCTTCGTGTTCCGGTACACCTTTAATAACGCCATCTAATTTAGATATAAAGTGACCTGTCTCATCAATTAATTGATACTGCTTACCATCGTCTTGTTTCTCCCAGATGGTGTAACCAGCGCGACGTAAATCTTCTACAATACGATCTTCTTGCCAGTGACCTGTACCGAACAATCTGAGGATACGACCTTGGAAACTTTCTCTATTGAAGCCTCTCCAGTCAAACCAAATCTTACGGATACATTCTTCACCGATAAAGGAAGAGCCCAGACGACCTAAATAAACTGTAGAGTCATCGTTCTCTTTCTTTTCATAACCTTCGTATATCTTAGTGATCATCTGATCACCGATTGTTGAGGGAATAGTAGCCATTGTATCATCCTGATAAAGACGCCCGACCTATATGGCCGAGCGTCTAAGGTTAACGATTAATCCCAAGGATTACTTGAGGCACTTGCAGTAGCTTCAGCTACCGGAGCCTGTTCAACTACCGGAGCCGCTGGAGCTGGCGTATTCATAGGCTTTGGCGCTCGAGTGGGCGATCCAATTAAAAATGCCTTGATACGATTACTGTCAGCATAACCACCAGTACCTTTCTCAACACCAACCTTAGCCGAGAATATCTTACCTAACAGTTTGTCAGTATCGTCAGCAGTGGCTTTACCACAGGCTGTAGCCCAAGCTACCAACTCTTGACGACCGATACGCTGAGCGGTCTCGTTGGGGTTAACGATATTAAAGTTCTGCCAGATAAAACGCCCAGTGTGTGGGCCGTCAACTACTTCAAACTTAGCATTGATGTACGAACCATTCTTCTTTTGGGTTTGCTTCTCTTCAGCATCGACACCTGCTAACTTGTACTCACCATCAGGCATGATCTCGTAAGACTGGTCTGAACTGTAAGTTGATGCTTCTACTTCGGATGGATCAAAGTTAAATTTAGCCATGATATTGTTTCCTTATTCAGCTATTGGAATTATTGATTTAAGATTATCGATGTTCATTTCTATTTCTTCTGGACAACGATAACGATTCTTAGCGACATACGCAGGGTTCTCGATTAGATGTAATAGTCGTTCTCCTGTGGTCACTCCTCTGTTCTTCGTATTATTGAAGCCAGAGTCACTCTTGCGTATCAATACTTTGAAAGCGCAAAATGCTAACACATCTGTCCACTCTTGCAATAGAGCGTTACATCGGTTAGGTAACTTTGGTTGATACCGATCATACGGCTCAGTGCGTGGGTCTTCAAACTTCGTGACCGAGGCATGAGCAACAAGAACGACATTCATGTTCTTCTTTATACGTAAATGATCAAGACCTTGTAATATCTCACGGAACTCTTCCGCAACCATCATCTGGCCTTTACCATAAGCTAACTCTTTAGCATCGTGCGCTTCTTCAATACTTTTGGTTATGAGTGGTTCAATCAACCAATCAACAGTATCTATAACTACAGTGCGATAAGTATGGTCTTCACGTATCAATGTCTTGATACTTTCAACCACGTCAATCACGCTAGCAGCTTTAGGGAAGCTAGTCACGTCTAAAGAGTCTAAGCCATCTTCAGTACTGATGAAGATAGGATTAGGAAACTCTGATGCCAGCGTACTCTTGCCGATACCATGACCTCCGTAAATACAAATACGTGGGGGAACCTTCTGTTGCCCTTTACGTAAACTTGACTGCCAATCAGCCACTACTACTTTTTCTACTTTTGACATTTTGTTCTCCTTCTAGGGTTGTGGCAGCTGTCAATCTGCCGTGTGTATGTGTTGACTACCTTGCCCGAACTCCCACTGTTGTGGAATGTACGAGAACGAGTTTCGGTCCCAACTTAAAATGTTAACACTGTCAGTAAACTCTGAAGCTACCGCCATACAGACGCCACAAAGAGTCGGGTCACCTAACATTAATAGATGATCACCATCCTGCCACTGCTCTAATATTTCCCTCGCTTTATAAACCATGGTGATTGTATCGTAAGGTTTACGTGGGTTGCCGAATATAGCTTGTAACTGGCCATACTTCTTAGCGTCTGATAAATCTTTATTATGGTCTACTTGCACCACAAATACTTTACTGGAGTTATTTTCCATCATTTTTCTTCCTTCTTTTCGGTTGCGGTGCGACCAGTGCTAATTGATCAGCCGTTAAATACTTAACTCCACCAACAGCGACAACTATCTTAATAGCTTCTTTTAAATACCAATTATAATCAAGATCATGTGGATGAGTCTTGAAATCTTCTATGGTCATACATGCCCTAGCACCATCGCTTTTCGGCACCTTGTTATCGTTAGTGTAATATCGTATCGGTTCTATTGATTCGGTGCTCTGATACCATCGAACAACCTTACCTAAATACTTACCTTCTTGCTTACCACCGCCAGTTACGTTACGCGCACTTATGAAGTTAGCGAACGGACTATTGTAAATTGTCTCACCAATTTCAGTACCATTAGCTAACCATGCTCCTACGGCATCTGAGGAGACCTGAGCGGTAGGATTCTTCCTCAGTGACAACTGAGAATAAATACCTTTAACTTTGAGAGAGCGGTCAGTCTTAACGGCTATATAGTTATTCACATCTTTCATAGCGAGAACTCTGTAAGGAGTAAACTCAAAAACAAATTTAGATAGATCACTAAACTGAGACACTTGATCATCTACTTGAGATTGAAGAACCTCGTCATACCGAACCGCGATACCATCAGTGTTGGCACTTAAAGTTTCAACCCCTACTGCTTCTAATCTCTCAATCAACATAAGCAAGGTTAACTGGCCAGTTAAGGTTACAGCTAACATTAGATCAGGAGCATACAGTACTGAGTACTTACTGGCCAGCTTACCGAATGTTCCATTAAGACTGATCTTTAAGGTCTCAGAGGTAGTAACATCTCCTGACGCTTTAGCCGCCAAACGCTGGGTATATATTCTACGGTATTCACGTATGAAGTCTTCACCTAACGTCTCTGGTATAAAGCCACACTCTAAGATAATAGACGGGTAGAATGAAGCAGCATCCAGTTCGCCCATCACCTTATCACCTGCAATGTAACAGACCTTCTTATCATGTACTGAGTGTATACCACCGACTCCTAATTGATAAATACCGCTACCAAACGTGTAACAATGTTTACCTAAGAAATCAGGTAACACGACATGACCAGTCTTTGGGTTCATATCAAAAGTATGACCTTTAATCTTATCCAGCAAAGCCTGAAGTGTAGGATCACTAAACTTCAAAAATGAAGGAGCATCATACTTTATGGTTAAAGGTATCTTATGATCTCTACGCTTGAGCCCCATTGACTTTATATAGGCCTGTTCAGCCATCTGTGAATCAGACTTACTCCGCATGTCAACACCATACTGACGACTCATCTGAACACGTAACATTAATTGATCATCTAAAGTGTTTAGAAGTTCTTTCGTGGTCAACACATCGTTGTGACAATACTCAAGTATATCTTTTTCTTGAGAAGGATTAACCATCACATTATGAGCCATCGGCATGTCCTGTAAAACAGGCATATGCATTCTGGCACCATAAGCCTTTAATCCTACAAAAGAAGGAGCTACTTCGATTAGATCAATTGAATCTTTTATCCAATTACGCAGGTGGTATTTCTTATACGCTATCCAATGAGGTAATCTGTTTTCAATAAGATCGTTGGCTATATTTTTAATCTGAAGTTCATCTCTACCCGCAGCGAATGCAGCCACGATAACATTGTCAAAAGACAAAGAGTTAAAACCTGCGAATGTTGAGTCTGGCTTCAGCAGGAACTCTTTTAACTTATCGACAGCGTTATCTTCGTGTCTCCACACGTCAAACCATTCTTCAGTTTCAACACACTGTGCGCTGAGTAAAGTTCGGTTAGGAAGAGTCTCAGTATCAAACACCCAAGTACTCACGACTTTTCACAGTGGAATAGGTCAGGCTGGTCTTGGTTGACGTATGATCCGTCAGCACCACCTTCATGGTATGAGTCGTCTGTTTCCATGTTAATGACTTTATCAACAAAGTTATAGCTCTCTTCAATTTCAATAAGCTTCTGAATAAAGTGAGCAGCTTTCTGCAAGTCTTGAACAGTGTTATCTTTCAGGTAGCATCGTTCAATATACTTTGTAGCACAAGCCTGAAAGTAATTAAGGTTTAAGCGTTCAACACGATCCCAGTGCTCTTCACCTTTACCATCGTTCTTGTAATGGGTTCCACCGATTTGTTTATTGTTCGCGGTCATTGATCATGTCCTCCAATAAGTTAAGTAATTCTTGCTGGTCAACATCATTTGACATCTCTTCAATAAGACT